CGGCACCCTGGGCACGGCGCCGCAATGGGGCAAGGCGCTGCAGGCCTGCGGCTTCGCTGAAACGCTGACGGCCACGACGCGGGTGGACTACCAGCCGGCCTCGACCGGCCTGAAGACGGCCACCATCTGGGCGTACTACAACGGGCGCTTGGAAAAGTTCGTCTATACCGCCGGCAACGTGAAGTTCTCGTGTGTGGTCGGCCAGGTGCCCAGCCTGGACTTCGACTTCCAGGGTCTGGTGTCCAGCGTGGTGGCCAGCGCACCGGTGGTGCCCACGCTCACGCCCTGGATCCGCTGCGAGGCGATCGGCCCGAGCTTCACCACCAGCTTGTCGATGGGTGCGGTGACGTACTCGGCCGGCGTGCTGACGGGCGGCTCGAACTACAACTTCAAGTCGGTCGAGATCGACATGGCCAACGACGTGCAGGACCTGGCACTGGTCACGCAGGAATCGGTGGCCATCTACGGCCGCAGCCCGGCCGCCACGGTCGCTGCCGACTTTGGCGGCACCCAGCATGCGGCCTTCAAGGCCGATATGCATGCCGGCACGTCGCGCGCCTTCGGCTTTGTGCACGGCTCGACCAGCACCAAGAAGGTGGGCATCTATGCCCCGGTGGGCGTGATCACCAGCGTGGAAGACCAGGCTGAAGGCTCGGTGCTGATCGACAAGCTGGGCATGACGCTGCGCCCGAGCACGCTGAACGACGAACTGCGCATCTTCTGCATCTGATCGACGGCCATCATGATCCAGTTCAACCCCAACCCGACCTTCGTCGCGGCCATCATCGTGTCGCTGCCCGGCCAGGTGGCCGGTGCCGTGGCGGGGGCGCCAGCGCCCACCGCCGAGATCACCTTCACTTTCAGGCACCAGGGCAGGAAGGCGCTGGATGCCTGGATCGCCGCACCGGCCGAGGCCGTCAAGGCCGCCAAGCCGCTGAGCGACACCGAGTTTTTAGGTCAGGTGATTGCCGACTGGGCCGGCGTGCTGGGCGAGGACGGCGCCCAGGTGCCGTACACGCCCGCTGCCCTGGGCCAGCTGCTGGACGCCTACCCGCCGGCGGCGCGCGAGATCTACAGCGGCTACATCGACGCCCTGACCGAGAGCCACACAAAAAACTGAGGGCGGTGGCCCGCGAGCTGCTCGCCGGGCCACCGCGCCGACCCCAGCAGGTGCGTGACCAATACGCGCAGGCGCTGGCCTTCTTTGGTGTGGAGGATCCCCAGGCCGACGACTTCCTTGCCCGCGCCAGTGCGGTGCCCAACCGGGATGCCGAAATATGGCCCGATCAGCAGATCCCTGTCCTCTTGTTCTGCAGCCTGCTGACGCAGTGGCGCATGGGGGCATCCGGCCCGGTGGGCCTGGACTACAGCGTGCTGCCCACCGTGGAAAGCCGCCTGGGCATCACGCCCGAGCAGGCCGACCAGGCCTTTGCCGACCTGCAGGTGCTGGAGGACGAGGCACTGGTGTGGCTGGCCGAGCAGCAGGGGTGAGGCATGGCTGAGTCCAAGTACATCCTGCGCTTCGAGGCCGATTCGGCGCAGGCCCAGAAGGGCATCCGCGATGTCAACACCGCGCTGGGCCAGACGGCCCAGGCCGCCGGCAGCGCGGCGGTGGGGGCGACCAAGGTCACGGAGTCGCTGACCCAGACCGGGCTGGCCAGCACCACCGCTGCCGTGGGCACCACACGGGTCACCGAATCTCTGACCCAGGCCGGGCTGGCAGGAACCACCGCTGCCGTGGGGGCTACGCGGGTCACTGACTCGCTGGGCCAGACGGCCAACGCAGCGGGTTTCGCAGCGCTGAGCACCACCAAGGTAGTTGACTCGCTGGCGCAGGTCAGCCAGACCGAAGGCAAGACGACGGCCAGCGTCGGGCAGGTCGGTGCCGCAATGGCGCAGTCCGGGGCGGCAGCGCAGAAGACCGGGCAGGCCTACCAGGTCAGCGCCGCGCAGACGAATGCCGCGATGCGGCAACTTCCGGCCCAGCTCACCGACGTGGTGACGCAGTTGCAGGGCGGGGCGTCGCCATTGACCGTGCTCATCCAGCAGGGCGGCCAGGTCAAGGATTCGTTCGGTGGCATTGGCCCTGCAGCGCGGGCGCTGGGCGGTGCCCTGACCTCTGCAATCACCCCGGTGACGGCCGTGCTGGGCACTGCCGTCGCAGCATCGCTGGCCTTGCTGGTGGCCTACAAACAGGGCGCTGCCGAGGGTGAAACCTACGCCAGGGGCCTGATCCTGAGCGGCAATGCGGCTGGCGTGACATCGAGCCAGCTGGGCGAGATGGCCCGCAGCGTGGCCAAGACGACCGGCACGGTCGGTGCTGCGGCAGATGCCCTGGCGCAGTTGGCAGTGGCCCCCAACATCGACTCGTCCGGCCTGGCGAAGTTTGCCCAGGCCGCCGTGATGATGGAGCGCACCACCGGTGTGGCGGTGGCGGATACGGTGGCCCAGTTCAGCGACCTGGGGCGCAACCCGCTGCAGGCATCGATCAAGCTCAACGAGTCGACCAACTACCTCACGGCCAGCGTCTATGCGCAGATCCGCTCGCTGACCGAACAGGGGCGTACCGCAGAAGCCGCGGCGCTGGCGCAGTCGGCATATGCCGATGCGGGCATCGCGCGGTCCGAGGCGCTCACGGCCCGGCTGGGCACGCTGGAACGCGCGTGGCTCGGGATCAAGGACGGCGCCAAGGGTGCCTGGGATTCGATGCTCGACATCGGGCGCCCGACCAATTCGCTGGACGACCAGGTCAAGGCCGCACAAAAGCGGGTCGACGAGCTGGCGGCACTGAATGCCAAGGGCGGGCGCAAGGGGCTGTTCGGCGAATCGATCGGCGACAGCAGCAACCAGGATCTGTCGCTGGCGCAGGGCGACCTGTTCACGCTGCAGGCCTCGCGCGATTCGCAGCGGCTGGCGGCCAAGCAAGCGGCTGACGCGGCTGCGCTGGTCAAGGCCCGCAACGTGTTCGACGATGCGGGCAAGGCCTACCTGACCTCGCAGAAGAAGCTGCAGCTTGAGCTCGACGTCATCGCCAACACGGGCAAGGAAGCCGGCGCAAGCCCGGAAGAGATCAAGACCCGCCAGGATGCAGCGCGCTTCGCCTACGACCTGGCGCAGCGCGATGCGAACAACGCCTTGCGCCTGGCGCGCGCCAAGCAAGCGCAGGACACCGAGCTGCAGCAGGCCGACGTGGCGCAGGCGGCGCTCGATGCGCTGCGTCAGCAGGGCCTGATCAGCGAGCGCAGCGCGGCGCAGCAGTCGAGCACGATCGAGATCGGGCGGCTGAATGCCCAGCGCGATGTCATCCAGCAGCAGATCGCGCTGGAGAAGGCTCGACCGGTGAAGCCGGGTGACCCGGGTGCGCAAGACGCCAAGGCCGCCAAGCTGGTCGAGCTGGATACGCAGCTGCAGGCCGTCGATGCCAAGCTCAAGCAAGCGCCGCTGACCCTGAACTACCGCATTGCCGATCTGGACCTGAGCAAGGCCCGCAGCGATGCGGCGGCCTGGGCGCAGATCTGGGAGGAGGCGGACAAGACCATCCGTACCCAGGGCGACACCCTGGCGAGCGGGCGCGCCAACCTGCTGGGGGATTCGGAAGCACTGCTGAGCCAGCAGGTGGCCCGCATCGAGCGCGATCTGGAGCCGCTGCGCACAGCGCTGGCCCTGCGCATCAGCCTGACGGCAGACCCCAGCATGCGCGGCGTGCTGCAGGCCCAGCTTGACCAGGTCAAGAGCCAGTCAAACCAGTCCATCACCCTGGCGCGTGACCAGAAGGCGCAGTCCGATGCCCGCGAGGCTTCCGCGGCCTATGTGCAGATCTGGACCGAGGCCGACAACGCCCTGCGCCAGGGCGAGGATGCCAACGCCCAGGCCCGCGCCGCGCTGCTGACCGACCCGCTGGAGCAGGCGCGCGAACAGACCCGGCTGCAGGTGGTGCGCATCCAGCGTGATGTGGAGCCGCTGCGCCGTGCGCTGGCCCTGCGCATCAACCTGACGACCGACCCGGGCACGCGCGATGTGCTGCAGGCCCAACTCGATGCACTGGACGCCCAGACGGGCGATGCCATCGAGCTGGCCAATGCGGGGCTGGCCGATCGCCTGAAGCCAGGCTGGCAAAAGCTGATCGACGGCTGGGGCGACACCACCAAGGTGATGCGCGACACCTTCGATTCGCTGACCGAGGGCGTGGTCAAGCAAGGCGAAGACGCCTTCGTCAAGTTCGCCAAGGACGGCAAGACCAACATCCGCGACCTGACCGACTTCGTGCGCGGCGAGCTGGCGCGCAGCCTGTATCGCCAGGGCGTGGGGCAGAAGGTCGGCGGCTTCACCGATGCGCTGCTCAAGGGCAATCTGCCGGACTTCCTGAGCGGACCGACCGGCCCCGGCATCACGCTGGGCGGCGTGAGCAAGGCCAGCACCGCGGTGCAGGACACGTTCAGCCTGGCCGGTGCCGGGGCGCGGCTGGGTGACCAGGCAGCCAGCAGTGCGGCAGGCCTTGCGGGCGCCGCGGCGAGCAGTGGTGGGGTGGGGGGTGTGGACGCCAGCGCGATCGGCAGTGCGTTGTCGCTGGGATCGGCC